TTAAATTAAGCACTATGCTGCTCCGCCTGTCATCCAGCTAATTACCCAGATAACTACGATCGCTACGATAGCGGCCTTAATCCAGTCCTTCATTTTCCAATCCGACCATTCTTTAATATGGCCCCATAGATCTTTTAATAGGTTCATAAAACCTCCTTTATTAAGTTAGGGATTATACTATTTTACGCCTTTGAAAGCTACCTTTTTAATTTGCATTTTACTTGTCTGCCCTTGTGGTCCACTTCCTTTATTTTGTTTTACAACAAAAGGAGAAATACTTACTTCAGCAGTTGAAGCAGTTCCTCTATTAGGAAAAGGATTTTTTTGAGGTACTTGAGTCATTTTTGCATTTTTAAACTTCATGATCTTGCCTTTCCATAGCCACGTTGCGCTAGTCTACCTGCTAGACCACCTTTATTCATGCCCATTTTTTTTAAACCATTAATAACACCGCCATTAGCTTTTTTTGTAGCTCCAGCAATTCTGTCTGCTTGTGTAGGTTTGGGATTATTGTCTATACCTGCTTTTACAGATAACATACCAAATTCTGTTTTAGATTTTTTACCCATAATAATTAATGTATAGTTGGTTTTATTAAATTTAGCAAGTCTCTTCCATTATGATTCATAATATTATCATATTCTTGTTCAGTGAGATTATTATGATACAGCATTTTTGCTACACCCATCATTGCACCCGCTAAAAGTATCTGTTCTTCTTGACTTGTAACCGCTGTATCTGAAAAATTCATCAACTCGTTAAAATATTCCTGTAATTTATCTGTTGCGCTTTGCATTGTTTTGATTTTGTTTCTGAAGATTAACATTTGCACGTAATTGTGCAATATCTTCTTGTGAATCCATCTTCGCTTCTGCTAATTCTTCGTTTTGAGTTAATTTTGCAGCGTCCAAACTCATTTTTCCTTGATCATATGCTGTTTTTCTCTGTAAATCTTGCGCTTTTAAGTTAATTTCTTGTTGTTTTAGTGCAATTAACGGATCTTCTCCCTGTTCAGCCATCATTTGTTGCTCTTCAGTCACCATTTTCTCTGTCATTTCAACAATTCTCTCTGCAATTTTAGATTCTACTAGCTCTTGCATTTCATTTTGTTGTTCTGGTGGTAATTCACCACCTGCTTGAGCCTGTAATGCTTCAAATTCTTTTGCCATTTCTTGTTCTACCTCTTCTCTCGCCTGTAATGACACGTGTTCCATAATATGTGATTGCAAAATCATCATAGCTTGAGGATTATTTTTTACCAAAATACTAGAAAAGAAAGCTCTATGTGCATCTATGTGTGCTAGTTGATTTTGTTTTCTAAAAGCTGTTAATGAACCACCTGATAATGCTGTTGCATTTTCCATACCTGGATCCATAGGTTCTGGGCCAGTAGGGACTGGTAATATAGCATCAATATTTTGAACACCCATAGCTGAATACATTCTTCTATATGCCTCGTATATATTGTGCATTTGTGGTGCCGCTTCTGCTAATTGTAATTGAGTCTGTGCCAACGTCACACGTTGTGACATAGAAAATATAGTCGGATCAGAAACAGGAATAATGTCTATTCTTTCATCAAAATCAGTTGCTTTTAATGATTGTAAATCACCTTGCACTTCGTAAGGATACATAGGTGGTAAAGACTCTGCAAAAATTTTAGCAAGTAATTTAAATTCTATTCTTTGAGCGTAATGAATTCTTTTATGGATAGCTGACATGACACGCATACCTCTTTCCATTAAAGCCATTGTTGTGCCAACAGGAGCTCCAGCATTTGCAGCATCCCCTAATTTTTGGTCAGCTACAGTTGCAAATTCTTTTCCTGCTTGAACACAAAAACCTAACAATTGAAATAAAGTTGGATCTGCACCTTTATAAGGTAAAGGTAAAAGACCCGCACGCAGATCACCACTTGGTGCATCTACATCTCTAAATTCACCAGGTTGTATAGGGCTGTCATCATCTGCTATTCGCAAACCTCTAGCTTTAAAACCTGCAGGTAAATTTGCTAATGTTCCAGCATCAATCAATTGACGTAAAGCTGCTGTAGCAGTTCTAGATAAACCGCCAATCATATGAATTAATCCAAGGCCATAAAACCCAAGACCAGGCATAAATTTGTAATGAACAAAGTACTGCTGTTTTTTATATAAAGTGTCTCCATCTTTATAGTTTCTGTAAATAGAAAGAACATTACCCGATCCTTCGTCTATAGTAACTATGTATGGAAGTTTAATACCATCTGGATCTTCAAATCCTGGTACGTCTAAATCAACATGCATTTCTAGTAAAGTGTATTGATCATCTCTATAACCAGTTTTTTCTATACCAGATAATTTTCTTTCCTTTTCTTCAACTTTTCTTTCCTCTTCTATAACCTGTAAATCAACATCACGGTAAAAACCTGAGACTTGCATTTTTTTAATATCGTTATCTGTTCTTTTTAAAACATGAGTTACTCTTTCACATTCCTCTAAATTTGTAGCTGTATAAGGTACAATTAAATCTTCTGCTGGTATAAATTTGGATACAGCTCTTCCAAGATTTGCATCATAATATACTTTTTTAAAAGTAGAACCTGCTAAAGGTAAATAGAAAAGCATTTGATCTAATTCGGGATCATACTCTTCCATAACATGCATAATTTGATAATTCATAAAATCACTTACACGTTGTGCCTGATCTTCTTTTTCTTTTGTAGCCGATCCAATAATTTGTGTTCTTATAGGACCACTCGCTGGTAATAATTCTTTATATGCTTGTGCTTGAAACTGTGTAACTGATTCAGATAATAAAGGATGTGTTACACCACTTGCACCTTGAAATGGTTGAGATCTTTCGTTGTAGTTTAATCCGAGTAAATCTAATCCTTTTGTATATGCTTCTTCCCATTGTTGTCTTGACGATTTATCATCTTCAAAAGATTGTCTAAGTTCACTAGATATTACCTGTAAATCATTCTCATCTATAAACTCTGCCAAGTTACCATCAAATCCAGTATCAGGTGGCATTATTTCAGGATTAACAATAGCTCCACCATCTTCAGTCATTTCAATATCAATAGGTTGATCAGTTCCTGGGGCTAATTCTACTTCTTGTCCCACCAATGGTGGTATCATTAATTCGTCATTAACCGTTTGTGGTTCGTCGTAATTTGCTGGTCTTTCTACAACCATTATGCAGCTCCTATCATTTCATCTATTGATACAAGAGGATCATATCGTACATATCCTCCAGATGCTAGATGTGTTTTTGTTGGTAATACCATCTCAGGGGTTAACTTTATAGCATAAGCATCTATAGTTTTAAAGCCTGAAGGTGTCTCTACTGGTCTAGCCATTAAACCTTCTGCACCAGTCTCTGCTATGTAATTCTCTGCCTTTTCCATAACAGCACCAAAATCCTCTGCTTTACTACTTTTTGACATTTTAAATTCTTTTACAACATCACCTTGTGCATTTGTTATTTGCACCGATCTACTTATAGATTTAGGTTCTCCTATCTGTACTTTAACAATTTTAAACTCAGCGTTATTTGTTTTCGCTGCTCTACGCAGTGATTGTTCTAATATACTGGTATAGTGTTTTCCATCAGGATCTGTAACATTTGGTCCGCCATAAAACTCATATTGGCCGATACCTTTCATATCTTTTGTTCGTTCAGCGTAAGCTGTTGCTGTTGTTCCCTTTTGACCATATCTATTTGTTATTAGTTCTGCTGGAGATACAACATACCAATCAGAAGCGTTTGCATCTTTATCAACAAATTTTCTTTTCGCTGCCATTGCTAAATCATTCTTGACCAACGCATCACCCCACACTTTTCTGTCCTTAAATGGTATATTAGGAAATAGTTTTTTCATTGTTTCAGGATTTGTAAATGCTTCTTCAAAAATAGCTAATACTTTATCTCTATCTTTGCCTGCTTGTCTAGCTGCCGCTAAAGCTGCTGGTGTCATTGTGCCTGGTCTTATTTTTGCAAAGTCTTTAAATACTGCTTGTGATTTTCTAATGTCGTCTATGTAAGCTGCAAAGTCTTCTTCTGTTTTAAATACAGGTCTAAATAAACTTTTATGTTTTGCGTAAAATGCTAATACGTCCTGATCTGTTTTTAAATCTAGCGCATATTGTTGTTGTCTTATTTTTCCCGTATCTTTAACATCAATACCTTTATCAACTAACGTTTTATAATCAGCCATAACGTTTTCTAAATGTTTTCTGTATGTCTGCATGATGTCGGATTGTATTTCATCAGCAAACGTTACACGCACTGTTTGATCTCCTGTAACGACAGCGTCATCTGTTTTACCAACGTTAGCTAAATCTTCTTGTGCCTGTGCTAATTGTTTTTTTGCTTTGTTTATATTTGTTGTTGCCTGTTCTAATGATACACGGCCACCTGACTGATTAACAATATCCTCTGCTGATCTGTTTGTTATCTTTGTCAGACGTTCTATTTTATTATTAAGTTCATCTGTCTTTGGTCCAATGTTTGGTAACTGTCCTTTTGTGCCAGGTATTATCGCATAACGGTCCGTGCCCCGCGTCCACCCGATCACGTAGTTTGTTGAGTCATCAGGGAAGAACCCGTGCGTGCTATGTTTATACAGAGCAACGTCACCAGGAATATCTCCTGCTTCAAGATACAAAATGTTTTCTCTATAAGAATCAGGTATAGAACCTTTTTCGTAATATGAATCGCCGTACTTAGCGTTGTTAAAATTACCATCTATGTTTTCTGTTTCCGATCTAAAACCTCTAACCGTAGATTTTAATTTACGAATAGGGGCATTTTTAATTCTCTCTAACAAGTTAGCTTTTGTAATAGGCTTTCCTGTTTTAACCATTGTCTCTATAAGCTGTGGTATTTGATAATCCTCTACCTCAAATTTAGAAATACCTTTTGATTGAAAAAAATCATATAAGGCTTCTGGCCCTGCAAATACGTTTGGTGTGTTGGGGTCGATGAGCCGTGCTTCAATGCCCGAGTAAAAACGATTAGCTTTTTCTCCAACGGTTGATGCTCCTTCTGCTAAATTATCTGCCTGTGCTATTCTATTTCCTGTGTTTCCTGAACGTAGTAAATTATCAACTTTGTTTACTCCTGCAATCGCCCATCCTGGTGCTTTACCAAAAACAACGTTAGCCATTTGTACTTCTGGTGGTAGAGCTTCTTTTCTATCTGTAGGTTTAAGATTAGCGTCTTCAAAAAACATATCTAACTCATCTACGCCTAAGTATGGTGAGCCTTGTTGTATGCTTTGAATATCAACTGATTCGTCGTCCCCGAGCCGTAGTGGATCACTAAATTGTCCTGGATCACCGCCCAAGGCCATTTTATTTTTTTTCATGCTCTCATTAAGATTAAGCTCTAAAAAATCCAAATCATTTTTATCTTCATCTTCATTCAACATATCGTAAAATAGTGTATCACCAATTGAATTTGTTTTTAAGTTATTTTGTTTAATATATTGCCTTGCTTGTTCTTTTGCGTATCTATCTACCCAAGCAGGTACTTTCTCGAAATCGTATTTATCATCTAAGGCTTGCAATTCAATCAAATCAGCTTCTGTTCCTAATACTAAATCAGGTTCAGCAATTAATGTTCTGAGAGCTCCTTTTGTTTTAAAATTAATAAGATCAGTATATTGAGGATTTAGTCTCTCTTGCTCTACATCTTTCTTGTAATTTTTTTCGTCAACAACCATCTGAGCTGTTGTTTTCTGATCTTGAATTTCACTTAACATTCTAGATGTATTTGCTATCATTTGCATATAGCCTTGTCTTTTCAGTAATTCTTCTTCTGGTAATTTTAATCCTAGCTCTGGCAATGTTTTATTTCCAACAACAAAAACATTTTCCGTTCCTGGTTTTACAGTAGCTGTTACATATCTTGTCATTCCAGCCGCTCCTTTAGCAGGTATTACAATTGGTGCGAACAATGCTTTTTTCGCTGCAGCCAGCGACAATCGTAAAATTCCTTGTAGCTCTTGTACAGTAGGTATACCCATCGCTGCTGGTGTGGCTCTTATAAATTTACTAATATTAGATATATCGTCTTTTTTTAAAATATTAGTCAAACGAGAAACATAGTTTGGATTACCAAACATAGTAACTAAACCTATTCCTGTTAAACCATAATCTACTGCGTTTTGTAAAAGTGTAGGAGCTCTTCCTTCAACAGAACCTGGAGGATAAAAAACTCTTCTACCAAACTGATCTTTTACAGTTCCTTCAATAAAATTAATTCCCTCTAGTCCACTTGCAATTGTTTCTCCTGATTCAGCTTTATCAAAATTAATTAAAACATTATCTAAAAGTTTTTCTAATTGTTCATCATCAAAGCCACTTGTTGTTTTTGCAAGGTAGTCTTTCATTTCATCTCTAGTTATACCTTCACCTTTTCTTACCTCACCCTGACCTTTAATAGCATAGCCAGTAAATCCAGGAGCAGATAAAGCTTGATAAATTTCCATAACAACATTTGCTGTATCAGCAGGTAATCCTTTAATTTGATTAACTAATAATTCTTTTTTAGCTTCTTTAACAGCACCAGCAAAATTTCCTGCACCACTATAGCTTTGCACCATATTTTTATAATCATCTGATTCAAAAAAATTCTTTTTAGCAACTTCAAGTTGTCCTAATATATTTTGTCTATCTGAAAAATCAGTGCCTGTAATTAATCCTGAAGTTGCTGCTCGTAATGTATTAATAAGCTTAAAATCTGTAAAATCTATATTAGGGTTATTTAATATAATATTATTTAATCTTTTATCAAAAGAAGCTTGATCAAATTTACCATCTTCTGGAAAAACTAAATAACAAATAGGATTGTAAGGATCAGTCTCACAAGCAAATGCTTGTTTTCTTAATGTTGTAAAATCTTTTCTAAAAGCATCTGCAGTGTTTCTACTTTTTAAATATTGTTGTGTGTCATACGATAAATTAGGATTTATTTGTCCGTCTATGGTTTCTGCTGTTTTGCTTCTTGCATCATCAATATAGTCATCTAATGGTTGAAGTCGTAATTTCTCGGCAAATGCTATAGTTTGTTCAGGCGTTGCCTTTTCTATGTCTTCAATAAAACCTCTCTCAATTGGTTCGTTGCTGGCTACTTGATAAGGATACTCCTGTCCCTCTGTAAATTGTTTTTTTATATCAGCTAAAGAAGGTAACTTGCTCGTAAAGTTTTGAATAAAGTTTGCTTCTTTTGTAGGTTCTGGTTTTACAGGTTCCGTGGGCACTGGTCCGCCTGCCGCGAATCCCACAACACCACCATCTTTTTTCATTTCCATTAATCCTTTACGATCTATCTCTGTAAGTTTTTTACCTTCCATAATAAATGGTGCTAATTTTTCATAAGCTTTATCAAATGATTTTTGAATAGAATCCCCAGCATTTGGTAAATTTTCATATTGTTGTATGTAATTATTTTTAAATAAATTTAATGTTTGATCAGGAGAGAGATTTGCATATTCGTGATAAGGAATATACTTAATAGTTTTTTCACCTGTTTTTACAGGAACATAAGGAATGCCTAATTTAAAATCTATATTAGGATTCACTTGTTTAAAATTTTGAACCATTCCAAAAACTTCATCACTTAAAGATTGTGCATCATCTAATTTATTATTTTTAACAAGATCAACAATACTCATAGTCATTCTATGAATATCATTTTCAAAATTTGTTTTATCCTTAACAATAGGTTTATTTACAGACCTGCCTCCAGATCCAACAACTATTGCTAAATCATCACTTTCTTTTATACCTTGTCTTAATCCACCAAAATGACCTGACTCAAAAATATATCTTAAATTAGCAACATCATTTCCTCCACCAAATCTTTGTGGCTGTATATGATCTAACGCAATAACATTTTTATTACCTTCAAATAAATTATTAATTTGATTAAGACGATTTTTTATGTTGGGAGTATTTTCTATAAAATTACGTTTTATTTGATTAAAATTTAAATCTTCCTTACCTTTTAGTTGAAATCGTAAAGGAGATATATATTCAAAACCTCCATCCGTATCTAATCTTTCACCTATTTTTCTACTTTTTAAAAACTCACTTGTTGATGAAAATGGTTTTGTCTTTAAAATTTTATCAGTAGGAAATAAATTTTTAGGTAAAATAACCTTTCCATCATTTATGGTAACAAAATTTTCTTTTTGATAATATTTCCCTGTAACCTTTGTAGCTGGATTTTCAACGGTCTTTGGAGGATAGAAGTTTAATTTTAAACCTCTGGCGTTTGCTATCTTTTCTCCTTGTTCTAAAGCGGAAGAAAAAGTTCCCCCTGCCATTGAATATACAGAAGCCTTTGGATCTACAACATCTTTTAAAGCATTCATATATTTAATACGAAAAGGAAGATTACCATATTCTGACAAGTATTCAGGATCCATCGCTTTATCAATTGCTCTATTAATGTAAGCCGCTTTTGTTATTCTTTGTGATCCTAACTTATCTCCTGCTGAAATCAAACCTCCATAAAATTTTAAATCTTCGTGCTTTTGTTGAATTTTTGGATTATTATTAATATAAGCATTAATCATTTTTCTAAATTTAGGTTCAAAATTTTTACCAGACTTATCGGCTAAACCTAATATACCAAACTTATCTCTTAAAAGTGTTGCTCCCCAAGAATTAGGTATTTCACCTATAGCAATTGCATTTAAAACATCATCTTGTGTTTTATATAAATCCGCATTTTTAAAAGGTTGTTCAAAATAATTCTGTCCATATAATTTTTTAAAACTAAAATCTCCAATAGGAAACCTAGAATCATAAGGTGCTCTGTCTGTTTTAAAAGCAGTTTTTGCAAAATCTACAATTGGTTTAACCATTATTATTTTATTTTCTTTTTCATATTCTGTAGGCGAATATCTTTAATATTAAGCAATACTCTATCTCTCTCAAATTTAGCTGATAACAAGTCATGTTGTGATAATGTCAGTAGATTACTTGCTTTTCCTACGCCTTTAATTGCTACGCCTACGCCTGGTGGTTTCATTTTCTCAGTCATTAATAATACTGCCTTGGTTCTATATATTTTGGTTCATCCATATAATCAGACTCCAGTTGAATAAAATTACCCTGCCTGAATCGCAACAAAGCTTGTGTTGTTGAATCGACTAAATCGTCATGTTCACCATAAGGGAAAGCGGCACATTCTTCAATAACTTCTTCTGCCCAGCGGTCGTCGGTTGCCCATACTTGACCCGCTTCAAAAAGTGGAGCTACGGAGTTTACACGTACATGCTTATCATTGCCCTTACTAGGCGTATAAGTTACTACAGGAATTCCTACTTGACGTAGCTCCTGTGTTAAGGGCATACCAGATGCTTTCGCTTCAATCAAGATTGTTTCAGGTTCCCAGTATTTATATTCATCTAAAGCAATCTTTTTTAAATCAGGAAAATCCCATCTGCCTTTACGCATACCCAAAAGTATAATGTTGAATGGTCCGTGTTCCACGGGTTTAAATACACCCCACGTTGTTATTGCACTAAAGTCTGCAGTTTCTCGTTTACTAAACGCTGTATCATAACTTTGTATAACATGCGTTAGTTCAGGTATGTCTTCTTTTGGCCACACTTTCCACCACTCACGTTTAATGATAGATCCTTCTTCAGACGTTGGCGCTTGTTGCCATTGTGCTTGCCACTTCTGTTCGGACAGAGATGCTTTAACTCCTTGTAGTTCTTCTAATTTCCAAAACTGAGGCCATAATGGTTTGTCGTTCAAGACGGCTGGAAACTCGACCACCTCCCACTGATCTGAATTTTCGTTAGTTTGTGCGCTTAATAATTTTCCCGTAAGATCCTTTGTAGACCAACGAGTCATAACTACAACAATAGCACCACCAGGTTGTAAACGCTGTCTAGGTCCTGAAGTATACCATTCGTATGCGTTGTCCATGGCTGTTTGTGAGAGAGCGTCTTGCTCGGAGTGAGGATCATCAATAATAAGCAAGTCAGCACCACGCCCAGTAATAGCACCACCCACACCAGCAGCAAAATACTCTCCACCAGAGTTAGTTGTAAAACGCCCCGCTGCCTTAGAGTCTTGTGATAAGCTGACATTCGGGTAAACATCTTTGAAATCTTGTTGGTCAAATAGGTTCCTCACTTTCCTACCAAAGTTATACGATAATTCTGCCGTATGTGTAGTCTGAATTATCTTTAATTTAGGTTTTTGTCCCATCATCCATGCAGGAAACAAATGAGAAGCAAACTCAGACTTAGTGTGTCTTGGTGGCATATTAACAATTAATCGTTTTATCTTTCCACGTGAAATATCTTCAAATTTTTTTGCAATAATTTTATGATGTGAACCTGCAACAAATTCTGGCCAAACTTTTTTTACAAAAGTTAAGAAGGAGGAACGGGACTCCTCAGCCAATTTTATTTGCATTTTCCTTAATTCGTATTTTAGTACTTCCGTTGGGATTTGCTTTTGATTCATAAAAAAAGTTATATCATACTATGCGTTTGTGTAAAACTTAGACTTTACAACCGCTTGCACGACGACTGCGAAACAGGGGGTGTGGGCTGTTTTAATACTAGATATGGTGTTTGGTCTTGGGTGTAAGTACCTAATGTTGATTAGTAGGTATTACCTGCTGCCTGGAGTAAACTGGGAAGCAGATGTTTGTGCTGCCTGGCTGCTGGTAAAATGACATAAAAAAAGGGCGGATAATTCCGCCCTTCTGCCAGCCCTCGAGGGTAACTGTTTTAATATGGTAGTCTAGTAAACATTATCAATAACTGCATTGACATCATTAATATTATTAAAAAGGCTAGTTCTTTCATATGTTTAACTTTTGTCTAGCCTCAGATAAAATCTTTTGACCCCAATTCTTTAAATACTGAGGTGCTTGAGGATCAAAGATCATCTCTTCAACCTCAGACTCTAGCCACTTATATAAAGCACGCCAATTAATATTAGTATTAGTAGTGGTATTAGTATTAGCTTGAATATGATTATCATTTCTAGTCGTTAGTCCTAACTGTTGCTCAAGAGCAACTAATCGGTTTTGTAAATCGTCGTTATTATCTGGCATTGATAACTCCTTTTTATTGTTTAGATATTCTTACTCCCATTTTATCTTATACTCAAGAAAAGAAAATCTTTTTTGTGGATAACTTTTTACTTGACAACGACCCCGAAAACGCATGTGCCGTTTATCCTTCTTACTACTATACTATGAACTGCGAAGTGATGATCGTAATGGAATGGAGGTAAGCGTGGAACATCTCACGAAGCGGGGGCAAACCTTACTATATATACTAAGAACGAGGAACGAGGACTAGAATGGAATGGAGGCGAGTAGGTCGCCTCCATTAACTACTTAGGCATTATTGGAACTAAGCAGAAATTCTGAAGTCGGCTACTTCATCAATCGTAGCCTTTTTATTTCTTGATACTGTTGTTTCCGATAAAGGCATAGCCTGTATCTGTTTATACTGCGTTGGTACTTTGCATTGATGATACGCAATCTCGCCAAGTTTCTCCTTGACCAATTGCGTGTCAATCTTCGCACCGAGTTTCTGTGAGACATGAAGTGAGTAATCCCTCCCATGCAATAAGTTTGCATTTTCACTCATAGACAAGTCTATCATTAGTTGTCTATTGACCTTAACAAAGTCAGCTAGAACTTTTTGCATTGTTAACGCACGACCATAGGCATCTATGATAGCTTGTTTATTTCTTTTACTTACACTAGCTGGACTCTGTTGAGCCTTCTCTAGTACTTCTATTATATTAACAGCTTTTGACATTTTATTTTCCTTTCGTCTTTCTAGTTAATTATTCCTTTATATACTATCCCATGTTATTTGTCAATACTTATTATTAATTTATTTTCCACACGAACTTCCCACCCCCGTGCCATGTAAACTTACTACTATACATACCAGAGCGAGCTTCAGCTGGGGATGGAGATGGAGCTCAGCAGGTTGTACGCTGCCGTTGCAGCTATGACAGTAGTAGTCAGCACCTGGTGCGGAGCAATGAGCAATGCAACAATATAAACAATCAAAAAGATCCAGACGTAATGCATTAGCCAAT